CTCCTACTGCCTTTGATGGAACATCAGGTTCTACTATTACAGTTAACGGAACCAATTATGTAATAGGAACGGTTATTGATTTTATAACAAGTGGTGGTTCGGAACATAGAGCAAGCGCAACTACTCTTGTCTCACAAGCGCAAGTTACAGCAACAACACCTCAGGGATTCTCTGCCTCCGATGGTCCTCTTTCGGTAAAGGTCACAACATCAGGTGGAACAAGTACAGCATCAAATGTAATTACAACTGGTAGTTCTCCATCGTGGAGTACAGGCACTAATCTAGGATCATTTGCTAAAAATGCTCCAGTGGAAGTAACTGTATCTGCTACGGATCCACAATCACAACCGGTTACATATACCGTTAAAAGTGGGTCAGCATTACCAACAGGATTATCTCTTAATTCAGGCACTGGTGTTATTAGCGGTACACTGAACTATAGTATATCATCAAATACCACTGTATCGTCAATTATTACAGCAAGTGATACATCAAGTAATGAAACTGATAGAACTTTTAATTTTACAATTACGCCTACCTCTTCAATCTCTATGGGTATTACCTTTCCACAACTTGGTGATCAGCATATAGGTCCTACATATCAAGAAATGGATCAGTGGTTACAAGCTAACGTATCCACAAATGGAAATTTTGATGATATGTTTTCTGCATATGGTAGTGGAAATGGAAACTATGCACGTGGCATTTATTGGTTAAGACCTAATAGAAAACTCAGAGTCGATTATGTTATGCAAGGAGCATCTGGCGGAAGAAATTATGGTTGGCGAAGTTATGGATCTGGCCAAGGCAGAAAAATAGGAGGATCTTTTTATGTAAATGCCAATAACCATATTGGATTTATGGTTGGTAGGACTGGTGAAGCACTGTATAGCTCATCATTTGGATATCAAGCAGCAGCAGGTGGAGGAGCTTCTTGTATCTTTGTAGCAAGAAGCGGATATGCTAACAGTTCTGGTAGTTGGTATCCTTGTGCCATGGCAGCAGGTGGTTCTGGAAATCCTGGTGCTACACCTTCTTATTGGACTTCACATGATGTGTGGAGTGCATTGCCATTAGATTTTCCTTATAGAGTAGGTGACGCAACAGGTGGCAGATTTAGTGCAGCTGCTCAGCAGTCAGACAATTATTTTCGTGCTGCTGGTGGTGCAGGATGGGCTAATAATGGGTTGTATTGGACTACTTCAAGTGCTTATAATAGAACAGGTTCTAGTAAGTTTCAAAATAATTCATATGCAGGACAATCTGGTGGCACTTGGAGTATAGCAAGTGGTAGCTCTTATTATCTTGGCAACAGTTATGGAACAAATTGGGCGTGGTATCCATTAAGAGGTGGATTTGGTGGAGGTGGCGGTACTTGGAGACAAGCGAACAGTACGGCGTATGGCGATTATAGATACTCAGCACCAGGAGGTGGTGGTGGAGGTTACTATGGTGGATACCCAACCTCAGGTGCATCTGAAGGGGGTACTTCATCAATTAGTAATTTACCTAAGCAATATGCTTTCATTACCAATTCTGGAACCAATCATTCTAGTCCTAGTTCTCCTCCTAGTGTTGCTGAAGGTTCAAATAATAATTACTATGGTGCATATAGTTATGCACTTGGTCTTGAATCCACTGGGTCATATACTCAAGATGGTGGAGATGTTGATGGTACTGCACCATCTGCAGGAGCAACTGGTAACACAAACTATGGTGGATATTGGGATGCATCGTTACCAAGACCAACCGATTATGGTTGGACAAGTGGCACCGTTAATGACGGCAGTCTGGTAGTTACTATAAGTGCCGCATAAAAAAACACTTTACATTTAATGCATTTTGTGATATAATTATAATATGATCGACTTAAAACAAATCCATGAAATGTGGTCTGAGGACTGCAAAATTTCTCAATCCAAACTAGATGAGACTTCACGTGTGACTCCAATGTTACATGCAAAATATCTTGAAATTTTATCTACTACCAAATTGATGCTCAAACGGGCAGAGTTTGCGCAGAAGGGTTTGTTGAAAGACAAATGGTTATATTATAACGGAAAGATGTCACAAGAGGAACTAGCCGAAAAAGGTTGGGAACCAGATCCATTTAATGGTCTTAAAGTACTAAAAGGTGAAATGGAATACTACTATGAATCCGATCCAGAGATTCAGAAGTCAGAAGAAAAAATCCAGTATTATAAGACCGTAATTGAAACGCTAACTGAGATTATAAATAATCTTAACTGGCGACATCAGACGATAGGTAATATGATCAAGTGGAAACAATTCGAGTCTGGAAATTAGATCATTCCAATTTACAAATAGAATGTGAATCAGGTACTGCGCAAGAACTAAATGAATATTTTAGTTTCTTTGTACCTGGATATAAATTCATGCCTGCATTTCGTAATCGTATGTGGGATGGAAAAATTCGTATCTTTACCCTTAGGGATAAAACACTTCCAGCAGGTTTATTTTATCATTTAAGTGAATTTTGTGATAAAAGGGGATATATACTAAAGTCCGAAACATCTGACTTTGGAGCCCCAGATGAGCGAATACACATTACTCGAAGCAGTCTTGATAATTTCTGTAATAATCTTAATACTCCTTTCCCTCTTAGGTCCTATCAGTACCAATGCGTGGGAGAGGCGATTACGAGAAAAAGAGCAATCCTCCTCAGTCCCACAGGATCCGGAAAATCATTCATCATCTACACGCTCATCAGATGGTACTTAGAAAATTATAATGACAAGGTGTTAATCATTGTACCAACCACATCATTGGTTGAGCAGATGAACTCTGATTTTTGGGAATATGGTTTTGATGTTGATAACGAAGTCCATAAAATATATTCCGGTAAAGATAAAAACACGGATAAACGTGTTATTGTAAGCACATGGCAATCCATTTATAAATTACCTAAGGTATGGTTTGAACAATTTGGTGCCGTATTTGGTGATGAGTGTCATGGATTTAAATCAAAATCTTTGATGAATATAATGAATAAAGCCACCAATGCTGAATTTAGATTTGGAACGACAGGAACATTAGATGGGTCACAAACACATGAATTGGTCCTACAAGGGTTGTTCGGTAAGACTTACAGGGTCACAACCACAAAGCAATTACAAGATAACGACACATTGGCAAAATTGGAAATTAGGAGACTCGTTCTTGATTATAAAGAGGACATCAGACGGGACTTCGGAAAACAAACGTACCAAGATGAAATCGACTTTATCGTTAGTCACGAAAAACGGAATAACTTTATAAGAAATCTCGCGCTCGATCTAAAGGGTAATACTTTGATCCTATATAACTATGTGGAAAAACATGGTAAACCATTATTTAATCTAATAAGGGATAAGGCAGATGAAAATCGTAAGGTATTTTTTGTATCTGGTGAAGTCGCTACCTCCGACCGAGAAGCAATACGAGGCATTGTGGAAAAACAAGGGTCGGCTATTATTGTAGCTTCTTTAGGTACGTTTTCAACAGGGATAAATATTAGGAACCTACATAATATTATATTTGCATCACCAAGTAAATCACAGATTAGAGTTTTGCAAAGTATTGGTAGAGGGTTAAGGAAAAGTGATGATGGTTCTGCCACAACATTATATGATATATCAGATGACATCAGTTGGAAAAAAAGGCAAAACTATTCTTTAATCCATTCATGGGAACGGTTAAAAATATACCAAAATGAACAATTTGAATATAAAACTATAAAGGTACAAATATGAATCTCCGGCAATTTAAACTAGTCAATAATGATGAGCTTATTTGCGAATTGGTGCAGTACAGCGATGATGAATCTGAAATACTGGTACGTAAAGTTTTAAAAATTATTGCTGCTGATGATTTTGAAAATAATGTAAGATACTATTCATTTAAACCATGGATATCATTTCAAGATGAAATAGATGAATTATCCGTTATACAATCCATGCATGTATTAACAGAGGTAATGCCATCGGACTCTTTGAAAAAACATTATTCCACTGCAATTACCGATATAGAGAACCATTCGAAACTTACTAAGAAAAATGTAGATCTTGACGCCCTTCTCGAAGCAACCGATAATTTGTCGGAAGAAGAAATGCGAGAGTACATACAGAATTTGATTGATGATAAAGAACCTTTCCAAGATTCTAGTGATACAAATATTATAGCATTTAAGCCAAAAGAAACTTTGCATTAGGTATACCTTCCCTTTTTACCGGTATAACCTTATTATATACCAAAAATCGTATTCTGTAAACCATTATTTTTAGTTTTTATTTGAAAATTAATTTATTTACAATATCACCAATATGTGATATAATATACATAATGAAAGGATGTGACAATGGCCAGAAGTAAAAGATCAAAAGCACATTACGTTAATAACGCCGATTTTTCCCAAGCAGTGGTAGAATATGTGCAAAAAGTACGAGAAGCCAAACAGAACAATCAACAACTCCCCATAGTACCTGACTATATTGCCAGCTGTTTCTTACGAATAGCTGAGGGTTTATCTCATAAATCCAATTTTATTCGCTACACATATCGCGAAGAAATGGTTATGGATGCAGTTGAAAATTGTTTAAAGGCTATTGAAAATTATAATCTGGAAGCAGCAACAAGAACTGGTAAACCAAATGCATTTGCATATTTTACACAGATCACTTGGTTTGCTTTTTTAAGACGAATTGCAAAAGAAAAGAAGCAACAAGAAATTAAATTAAAATATC